GCCTTGGCGCTCGGGATGTCCACATAAGCAGACGCAAAGTCTAGAGTGGCTGCAGAGGTGAGGTCGAGCTCACGTGGCAGAGGCTCGGCTAAGATCGCAGTGGTGCCACCGAGCCGAGTGACCTTAACCGCATAGTAGGTATCACGTGTGGTCCTGAGAAATGCTCTGACCTCATCGCGCTCTAGTGTGGTGCTCACGCTAGACGTGAGTGTGAGTGTGCGCCGATCATCAGCCACAGCGCTCACTGAGACATCGTCTCTGAGGTTGGTGAGCGCGCTGGTGAATGGTGCGGTGAACCCTACTGTGAGCTCAGCGTCTCCAGCGTGAGGCGTGCGAGGGTGCCACACAAAGTGGATAGTCTCACCTGTAACTGCTTTTCTCATCGCTTGCCCTTCGCGTTTGCTCGGTTGATGTCTGCGGTGGTGGCCTCATCGAGATCAGCCGATTGAATGAATCCCTGACTTACAGGGCTCCATGTATGTCTACAGTTATAGCCGCCACATGATGTCATCACGTTGAGCCCCTGCCCATTGTTGAGCTTGCGCATCTGCTCGCCTGATACGACCTTGCCCACCAGCGCTTTGCAGAATGGACGTGTTAAGCCGTCGAGCGGTCCGGTGTAAAGATAGTGGTCGAGATCAGCCGCCGCAGCTGCTGCCGCTGTGATTGATCGACCGTATTGACTAATCCTAGTCTTGACCTCTGTGAGCTGTCGGCCCTCAGAACGCTTTAAGCGCTCCTCGAGCTCACTCATGACGATGTCGACAGGCACCTCTAAAGATAAAGAGGTGAGCGCCGCTCTGATCGCGCTTTGGGTATCAGGTAGGATTACATCTTCAAATACTGCTGTCACAGCCTGAGCTTGGATCTGCTCTAACTGTGGCATAGCGTCAAATGAGAAATCAGGCTCTATCACCGCGAACGCCCTCTCAACTGCTTCGCGAATCTTGGCTTGACTCTCAATATATTCATCAACAGCGAGCCCCATTCCTGCTCTCAGAATAAAGTCTAAAAGCTGCTCATTGTCGAATGATAGCAGTAGCTCTGCATCGTTAGAGACGCTAGCTAGCTGCAGAAGCGTGACGAGCTCACGCCGAGAAGCAGAGAGAGCGCGCTCGAATGATCGCTCAGCGCTGATCTCTGCCTTTAATTGATCGCGTCTAGCTCTGATGAGTTTGGCTTGATCACCGCTCAAACTCTTAGCCTGCTGTGTCAGGTCATCGACCGCTCTCTTGTCAGCGTCCTCTGAGAGCGTCACATGCTCACCAGACTCAAACCGCTCAACGAGAGAATCGAGCAGCCCTAGATCATCTAGGAGCTGAAAGTCTAACAAGTTGGCTTTATTCAGGGCTAGATTCATGAGGTCGCCTCTTAGGTCAAGCAGTCCGTGACGACGTGCCCAAGCGTTGAGTCGATCGCCTTGAACTGATTCACCTCTTCAGCGTAGACGTAGCGGCGCGTTTTGTCGAGAGAGTCATACTGACCGGCCACCATGTTTCCGAATTGGAAGTTAAGAGCTGCTACAGGCATACCCTTTACGTTGCCGCTCTTTTGTACGATTGCATCAGAGCCGCGAAGGATACCCATGAAGATGGTCTCATTATTCCAGATGTAGCTCTCTGAGCTAGCAGCACCTGGGACAGCAGTATCTTGACGAGCCTGACCAACGAGGATGTTCGGGATACCGAGGATATCACGAAGCACAGCCAAGACCGCCTCATCGTTCAAGATGCGGTTACCTGATGCGAGGTTGTTCGTGGTGGTCCCGAGATATCCACGAATCTCAGGGTTACGAGCGAGCTCACGGAACACCTTACGACCGAAGATGAGTGAGTCTGGGTTGATGCCGTGTGCCTTCTCAAAGACGGTGTCCTTGAGCTCGTGGAGGAACGTGAGTGGCTCAGCGCCTGCAGCATCAAACTTGGTCGCAGGTGATGAAGTCTCAAACGCAGTCGAGTCAAAGAGGATATCAGCCGCGCGCTTCTCACGTGCGAGCTTCATGACGCGAGCCACCTTCTTGGCGATGCGCTGCTCCTCAGAACCGGGGTACTGAGAATCAAAGATGTCCTCCATCGCGATGCTGTCTTGAGCCGCGTAGATCTTCGCCTTGAAGGTCTGTGAGCTACGATCAAAGCCACCGATGGAAGCGCGTGAAGAACCAGGAGCGCGCTCAAGGTCGAGCCCTGCGCCTGCGCCCATAAAGTTTCGCGTCTCCTCGAGGAGGAGTGTGCCAGAGCGCTCAGGGACCGTGATGGTTTCCATGCACTTATCAGCGATGAGTTGGTCATCAGATGGAACCGCCTCAACGACAAGGCTGGTTAGAATCTGATCTACTGGATGAAGATTACTGTATGAACTAGCCATGATTACTTACTCCTTAAGCGAGCACGATAGAGGGGCCGAAGAAGTACACAAAGAACTCCTCACCTGCGCCTGCTGTGCTCTTTTGATTGATGTTGGGGAGAGCGCGAGCGACAGGGTAATTGCTTGAGGTAACAGCCACGAGCTCACCGTCATCAGCCGCCATGAGTAGCGGATTGGTTGCAAATGTGATGCCTGCGCCTGCCTTTACGCGCGTGATACCTGCGACGATAATCTCAACAACCTCGCCTGCAGCTGCTCCACGCTGAGCCACTCCAAGGATACCGTCATCATCTCCACCAGTCGGGAGGGCAGCTTTGCCGTCTGCATTGAGAGCCACAACGGAATAAGCGGTGATCGCCTCAGCCGCTACCATAGTGATAATGTTGTCTGTGTTAGCCATGATCAGCCTCCAAACGCTTGATTATAATAGTCAGGGTTCTGAGCGCGGAACTGAACCAACGCCTCAGAGTATGTGATTGATTTCTCAGCGGCGAGCTTGCGAACTTCGCCATCGAGTGACTGACGAGTGATCTCGCGACCTGATGCGCCGTGACCAACCTCAGCGAGAGGGATGGCGCTAGCTGATGGACGCTCTGAGAACATCTGCCAGAACTCAGGTTGAAGCTCACGCATAGCCCAAGCTTTACCGGCTACGCTCTCCTCTGCGGGAGTGATCCGACCATCACGAAGAAGTGTGCTCACTGCCTCGCGCTTCTCGATCTCAAGCTTCTCGGCCTCGATCTTCTCAAGTCGCTCGGTGAGAGCGTTGTTAGACTCTCTCAATGCATTGATCTCATTTAAGAGTGTGGGCTCAACAGTTGTCTCGCTCATCTTGTAATTCTTCTCTTTCTTCTCGTCATGGTCTTTAGACTCTGCGAGCTTCTCGTCTTCATCGTCCTTAGACTCTGCGAGCTTCTCGTCTTCATCGTCCTTAGACTTTGACTCCATCATTGATGACTCAGCGTCTTGCTTCATCTCTTTGATCTTTGATTCGAGTTCCTTGACCATCTCATCTTTTGCGATGAGCATGGCGCGAAGGTCCTCAACAGTCATACTCTCGACGTTATCCATCTCAAGCCTCTCGTTTAGGATGACGCGGTCAATCTTCGCGTGAGACTGAGCCGGTCGTGGTGTTAGGGTGATTGCAAGCAGCTGCGCGTCTCCCACTTTGTCACCACCCGCGCGGTCGAAGACCTCACCGGCGAGAAACTCAGGGGATGACCACAAGACGCCACCAGCCTCGTTGACAACGTTTAGACCGCGCTCGTTATAGGCAGGGTAAGCATAAAGCCCATCCTCTCTGAGCTCGAGGTCAACGATGAGTCCGAGAGCGTTACCACTCTCAGGGGGTGCAGGTGGACCGCTCTGATATGGAGAGGTCGCGTGCTGCCAGTCAATGATCACTGGGTCTGCATCGCGTCTCTCTTTGAACACGCGGACCATCTCAGCGAGCATTGAATCACTGATCTCCTTGCCTACGTTCTCGCCATTCATGCGCGAGCTCACTTGACCAAGGCTCAGCGTTTTGAACGGTCGACCGAGGGTGAGACCATCGGGAATATCATAACTGACGTTGAGCGCCTCAGAGTATGCCCTGAGCGCTTGCGCCTTCTTGTCTGCAGCGTCCATCTGTTTAGCTACTTTCCGAGCCCAAGCATAACCGGCATCACCGCCCCAACCATGCCAAGCCTGCCAACCCTTCCCCTGCTCATCCCAAGTAGAGCCCTGCTTGTCTCCCTCGTGACGAGTGAAGTAGTTGAGCATGCGTTTGACTGTATCAGGGCTGAGCTCCTTACCGTTGGCGAGGTCACGAGCACGAGCAATGCCCACCTCAGTCATGCCACGCTCAGAAGGCGGTTTAGTGGCTCTGACCTCTAAAGCGCGCTTGCCTGCATCTTGAGCCCCTTGTGGGGGTGTAAAGTCTATGTGTGAGTAACGGCTTGGCGCGAGCGCTTCAGACTTAGCCTCTGCTTCAGTGCGTTGAGGGTGTCCCTTGGGTAAGAGGTCAAGGTCTGTGTTATATGCCTTCTTACGCTGACCTGTTCCAACGAGCTTAAGGAATGTATTGACGCGAGCAAGCGCCCACTGATTCCTAGTCATGCCTGGTCGATGGCTAACAGAGAAAGCGCCTGCTCCACGTCGAAACACCGCTTTAAGTGTGCCGAGATCAACGCGTCTGCTCTTCTTGGTGTACTTAGCGTTATGCTTATCGCGAGCATTCTCTAAAGCCTTGAGCGCTTGAGCCCCAATCTCGATTCCACCACGTGAGCCACTAGCTGAGCCTTTAGGGTTGCGCTTAGAGCCTGTCTTGCGCTCGGATGGTTTAGCAGGCGTCTGCGCCTTGGTTCTCAGTTTGATCGCCTTAACCATTGTTGCGCCTCCTTCTAATGAGTTGCTCAGCTAAAGCACTAACACCACCACCACCGCCACCGGATGATGTGACTCTCGTCATAGGGTCGCGTTGAGCGTCTTCGGGAAGATCACCTGCACCGAGCTTGGCTCTGATCACGCGCTCAAGCTCATCGTCCGGAGTGATGAGCCCTGCCTGTACTAGACCTGGGAGCATTTGCAGAGACTCGGCTAGATCATCAGTGTCTAGCCCTGTATGAGTGAGCTTTGGGAGCTTGGAGGGATCGACCGCGCCATAGTTCCATCTGATGAGCCTGCCGATAGTGCCACCGCCGCGACGATCAACACCACTCACCTGAGCGGCTACTAGGTCACAGAGGTTGATAGCAGCTCGACGGAACACAGAGAGGTGAATCTCACCCACTGAGCGTGACCCTGTTTCGGTGTTACCTAGATCAGCGAACTGAGCCAAGAACGCCGCCGCGATCTGAGAGTCACATTTGGTGATAATATTGATCGGGCCATCTGCGTAGAGGTTCGGCTGTGCTGCGTATGTGTCAAATTTCACAGCGCTGTTTTCTACCAGGTAGCTTTGCTCGGCTGAGATGAAGGCTTGAGCCTGAGCCTCTGCGTCATCGATCATCGCGTCAATGTCACCATCGGTTAAACCGATCTGCTCAGCTACTGCTCTATCGACCACAACCTTGGGGGTGGGTACAGCCCAACGATCTAGACCAACACACATGAGATTACTCACGCGCTGTTTAGTTCGCCACCACCACCAAACAGGGCGAAG